CTCGAAGTACCCCTTACGCAGCGCACGATCAACGATGGCTTGGCCCACTTGGTCAGCGAGCTTTACATCCATCGAGTTCGCACGGCGCAGTGCAAGCGACACGAGGCCAGTGACCTTGCTGTGCGCCTGCTCGCGAGTCAGCCCGAGCTTCTCCAGTCGTTCGATGGTCTGGTCGATCTTCGCACTGTTCCACTTCCGATTCAGGTAGCCCGGACGCTCCAGCACGTTCTCTGCACCCTCGACACCTGCGGCCTTCATTTCGGCCAGTGCCTTCTTGTGCAAATCGTCCAGCTTATCAGCCATCGCCGCAACCGCAGGCTTGACGCCCTCGTTTGTGATCGGGATACCTTGGCGGGTGAACTGCTCACGGCGGAACAGTTCGCGTTGCACTTCGCGCTCGATACGGGCCTGCACTGCGTATGCCTCACGGCTGGTCAGCGGGTTCACCATCTTCCACAGCGAGGCACCTTCAGCAGCCATTGCTTGCCGCATCATGTCCTCGTACTCGAACTGATGCGTGCGCAGGTTCGACAGGATGGCTTCGCGGTGCGACTCCATCGACGTGATGCCGAGGTCGCTGTTGTTGTCGTACAGAATGTCCGCAACCTTCTTGCCCACAGCGCCGAAGCCCTGCATGGTCTTGTGCATGTTCCACATGAGCTTTGCACCGAGGCCACGCGAACGCGACTCCTGCGACAGCGCAGTGTCAACGGCAGCGACCACCTTGGCCGGGTCAGTGTTCACAGCACCCGGTTGCAGTTCCTGCGGCACTTCTTCCCACTTTGCATCCTGCACCTTGCGGCGCTCTTTGCGGGCGGGCACAGCGTCGGACACCTTCACTTGCTTCACGCGGGGCTTGAACTCGAACGGGCTGGGGCCTGCACTGATCTTACCTTCCGGTGAAGACTTCGCACGCACCTTCAGATCGGCACGGATAGCTTCACCACGGCCAATCAGTTGAGCCTCAGTCAAGCCCGAGGTCTGCACGGCCCAGTCCAGAATGGCTTGGTGTGCCTTCGACTTGCCCTTACCGGCCACGATGTACGCAGCCTTGTCGAGTGGGTTGTCGAACTCCACGGCGAACTTCTTGCTCTGGTAGCTGTAACCCGGCTTGGCGTTGTCCAGTTCCGGCGAACGAATCGCTTGGAACTCGTACTTCGCGGGTTGCTCGGGGATGTCAACTTCCTCCCACTTCTCCGGCTCGACCAGACGGTAACGCGGCTTCTGCGTAGCGGCAGTGCTCTGCTCGGAAGCGGCCAGCGCATCGTCCACAGCCTTCGTGGGGAAGCCATCAGCGGCCTTCACGAAGCCCTTACCGGGCCTGTAGAACGCAGCGCCTGCGGCAGAGTTCAGCACGAGGCTTAGGGCTATCTCCTTATCAGACACAGGGCCTTCACCCGCAGCCGTAACGGCAGCGCCGAGGGCCCCGGCAGCGATACCGGACACAGCGCGGCCAATCGTCGGGGCAGTCTTGCCGAGGCTCAGTGAGGGTGGTACTACGAGCCACAGCGGGTCGAGGAAGCTGGTGGCGAGGCCCACGACTTCGTGATCGCCAAGCACGGACGCAGCCATGCGGCGGTCGCGCACTTGCTGCATTGCCCATTGGAACGACTTGGCACCCTTACCGACACCCTGCACGAACTCGCGCTCGTCGTTGGTCAGCACAATGTCCACATGCTCAAATGCATCGTGCTGGTTGATTGGTGTGTCATCGTCAAAGGTGGGGCGACCCAGCCGCTTGATGAGGCGGGTCGTGTCCCACGTGTCAATTGCAGCACCGATGCCTACGAGGATGCCGGGGTCTTCACGCATCGCACGGTCGGCTCGGGCACCGTCGCCTGTGTCTGTGAAGGCGGCAGCACCGGGGACGCTGGGGCCGTCCTGCGCTGCTAACAAGGAGCCGGACGCCGATACCGGCACGTCTGGTATCGGGCCTTGAACTGCCGAACCGAACGGCCCCCGGATAAGCGTGCTAGGCTTCGGCAGTGCCTTAGCGGTGACGGTAACGGTTGGCAGTGTTTCCATCGTTTAGTTTCCTTTCAGTGATTGTTCAATGAGTCGCAGGTAGCTCTGCTGACGCGGTGTGATCTTGTCGCGGTTCTTCGGGTCTGCGCTGTAGTACCACGCAGCGGTGCGCTTGAACGCATCCTGCGCCTGCTGCACGTCCCCAGCCTTGAACGCGGATGCGAACTCACGGTAACGCTCGCCGGTCTTGTTCTGCTGGGACATGAACGCCGTACCGGATTGGTACGCAAGCTCAGACATCAGCATGAACGTGGGCTGATCGTGCCGCCCCAAGTCCAGAGCCACCTTGCTGCCTGCAATCGCCGCGTCGTTCGACGCCTGCACGAAGCTGCGCTGAATCTCCTGCTGCGACACAGTGCCGTCAGGGTTGACTTTCGGGTAACGCGGGTTGTGCGACGACACGCCGACACCGACCGTCATGATCGGGTTGCCCTCTGTGTCCTTCGCACCGGACAGGTCGCGGTACGGCTTCGCCCGCACGCCCTCGTGCTCGACCAGGTTGTTCCGGAAGCCCATCATCCACGTTACCGGGGCGCCTGCGGTGTTCAGCCCGTTGAACTGCACCGTTACACCGTCCTGCTGGATTCGACGGCCAGAGCCAAAGGCCCGGTTCGCCTTCTCCTGCTCTGCATCGGTCATGGACTTGATCTTGCCTTGGATGTCCCGTGGGTTCAAGAAGGTGCCTGTGCCGACACGTTGGCCGTTCCGATCCACTTCCTGCGCCCACAGCCGCCCATTGCTGAATGCCAGTTGCCAGTTCGCGTCTTCCTTGGTTTCCTTCAGCATCGCGTCGAGTGCTGGGCCGATGGCAGCTTGGTTGCCCTTGCCAACACCGAACACTTCTTCGAGGTTCACGTTGCGGGGCATTGCAAGCGGGCCGAAGCGCGTACTGATCGTGCGGGCTGCGACGTTCGCCTTCGCCACACTGATGACTTGCTCAGGCGTACTGTGCGGGCTTTGCAGCAGCACATGGCTTGCCTCCGTCGCTAGTTCCTCGCGCACGCGGGCGGTGTAGAACTGCACGGTCGGGCCGTCACTGAACCAGCCGTCGCGGTCGCCGACCAGAGACTTCGGGCGCAGCGTTAGGTCTGCTGCTGCGTCGCTGCTGAACATGCTCTTTGCCCACGTCCAAGTGCTCGACAGCAGGCCACGCGGCTCAAGCCCTTCGATGGTCTTGGTCACGGCGGTTGCGGTCTGCTGGGTGCGTGCTGCCTTAACGGCTGGAGTCATGTCGGCTTCCTTGGACTCCAGCTCGGTCGCACGATGTACGGCCTCGTCAGGGGCTGCGCCGCCGTCGATCTGCGCGAGGATTCGCTCAGTGAACATGCGGTCGCCTTCAGACATACCCGACAGCAACTGTACGCGCACGCCGGTCTGTCCAGCGGCCTCGGCCTTGCGGATTGCGTGGTCGATGGTGCGGACGGTTGCCAGATGCTGCGGCAGCACGGTTCCGTCTGGGCTGCGGGATTGGCGCAGGGCAGTGCCCAGCACTTCACCAGCACGCTTGAACCCACCGTCCATGCCGTTCAGGCCGGAGTTCAGGTACGCTTGCAGGCGCTGCTCTGGCGTCACCTTGCGGCGGGCCAGCATTGCGTCCAGAGCCTTCAG